CGGCCCCAGATTCCGCATCTGGATCGCTAAAGCGAGCAGCTTCGCGGCCTGCGGCGGCGCCACCGGCAGGTTGGGCATGTTCTGAATCAGCGTGTCGAGGAACGCCGCGGCCTCTTCCTGCTGCGACTGGTAACTTGGCCCAGTCGAAATATCCGGATAGTGATCGCCTTCCGCGGTATCGAAATGCACCGGTTGTTGCGTCTTCTCGTCGAGGTACGGCGTCTCGGTGTTGATGCGCACGGTCAGGTGCGAATCGTCGGCTTTGCGGAGCGATAGCTCGCGCTCGGTGTCATACGTAACCGGAATCCAGGAAAGAATGACGCGGCCGGCGTATTGCAGCGCGCGATCGAAACTGTCGATGAAGTGATACGAGCCGAGGTTCTGCGCATCGGTGATGCGCTCCAGCGCCACACCGGACTTTTCGTTGTTGCGCTGCGCAGCGGTCGGCAGCGGCGAAATGCCCATCGCCGCCTGAATGGCGCGCCGGCAGGAGTCTTTCGCGATCTCGTACTGCTGGAAATTGGGGGTGAACGGCTCGCGCGTGGGCAGCGGGAGCACCTGGCCCGTGGCGCCATCCACCATCGGATCGGCTTGCAGAACGGCATGCGGAATCTTGTGGCTGGTGGTCCAGGCTTCCCAGTCGCTCTCGAACTGGCCCTTGTATCCCTTCCACGCGGTTTTCGGAGTGAGCCCGGCTTCCTCCATTTCGAGGGAGCACAGATAGGCGTGCGACATCTGCGGGTCGCGCCCCAGGCGGATCAGCGAATTGATGACGCGCTTCGGCCCTGAGCCCTCGTCGATCCAGCGCTCCAGCCCGATCATCGGAATGACGGGAATGAGCGGGCCTGGCTGTTCGGTGCGTTCCAGAATCTCCACGCCGTTGGTGAAGTACTGCACGAGTTTCTTGCGCTCCACGGTGCGTGAGCGGGCGATGTTGTGATGCGGTTCTGGATCGTCGGTGATTTTGCCCGAGGCGAGCAGGTAGAGCGTGACTTCTTCGATCTCTACCTCCCAGTACTCGGCGGTCACGACATCGTTCTCGCGAATCCACTGGGGCGCTACCCGCATGTCTTCGTTCGAGAAGTCCTGAATCTTGGCCTTCGGCCAGCGCAGCTTAAATTCGTCGCGCGACATCGGATCGAGCACGAACGAGTAACGCTGGTCGCTCCAGTCGGGCTCTTTGCAGTCCGGATCAGGGAGGACGCTATCCGGGTTCGCGATGGGCTTGAGGCAGATTTCCTGGTCAAACGAATCATCGGAAACGTACTTCCGCGAGACGCGAAAGAAGCCATAGGACCCTTCCACCATCTGTTGAAAGGCTTGGCAGTAAATGAACGGCGCGCCGGAGTTCTTCTCGATGGTGCGGACCAGGTTCTCTTGATTGGCCGCGGTCTGTTCGGTCGCGCCATTGCCATCGGGCGAAACCTTGATACCGCGTTTGTTCTGCCGCACGTTGTTCACGGAGGCATTCACGTACTGGCCTAATTCGTCGTGGTTGATGCACGGGCGGCCGGCGTCCTCGCGCGCTTTGCGGTCCTGTTCCTCCCACGGATCGCCCTGGATGAAGCGCATGTCGATGCGGCGCTGTTCGCGGGCTTCCCGCCACTGGTCGGAGGCGTAGCGATAGCGGTCGCGGATGCGCTTCAGCAGCGCTTCGTTCTTGTCAGCCATTCTGGTAGTGGTGCGTTTCGATTCGGTGCTCTATGAGCGGTGCGGCATGGTGGGCGTGACCCACACCTGGAGCCGTTGGCATCCGCGCTATGTGCGCACGGGCAAATTTCAGTGGTCTCGCTGCCGTGCAACGTGTTGGCGCTGCACGGTGGAAGAGTGGCTCAGTGTTTCGTGATTACTTCAAGCTCGGCCAGTACTTCTCGATGCACACGGGGCACAGCTCGGCGTGCTCTTGCCGGGCGGTCGAGTACACGTCGCGCCAACCGGCCTCGCGGGCTTTCGCGATGGCGGCGTCCTTGTTCCAGCCGGCGAAGGTTTCCCCGCGCGTGCAGCTCCGGCAAACCAGTTCGAGGAACTTTTCCGCCGCGGTTTCTTCGACCAGCGCCTGCGCGAGTTTTTCTTCGGCGGGCCGGCAGTACGCGGCTTCGAGCGCCTCATCCGGCCGATCGCTGATCGCCGCGGGCTGAGAGCTAATCTCCGGCACCTTGAATTCGGCGAGCGTGCCGTCCGGTTGCACGATCGGCAACTGTTTGCGCTCGGCCAGGTCAGCCAGTTCGGCGATATACACATCCAGCGGCTTCGCCTGGAACGGCAGCGCGGAGTGCAGCGCTTCGTACATGGCGTAGCGCTTCGAGCCTTCGCAGCGGTTCAGCAATTCGCGAAACTGCTCGTGCGTTTTGATGACGCGCGAGACCACAAAGCGGAGCTGCGGAACCAGGCCGGGATCGTCCAGTTTGCCGAGTCCATGCGACATCAGCATGTGATTCACTTGCTTTTCGTCGATGCGGCGCAAATTACTTCTCTCCCAACAGGCGTTGCGCTTTGGCGTGGATGCGGCTCGCCGCGGCGGGCGAGAGTTTCCCCTTCTTCTCTTCTTTCGTCGCGAACTGCTCGGCCTTGATCTGGTGGACCCGATCGTTGACGGGATAGGACCGATTCGGCCCGGCGAATTTGCTGGCCGGCAGCGCTTTCCGCTGCGCGGCGGTGAGTTTTGCCATAGTGTTGTCTAAGGTGCTAACGCTGTTTCCTGCGTCCACCGCGCTACCCGCGGGGACGCTCATCGAAAAGATCGAATCCAAGCCGGAAGACTTGCATCGTGACGGAGCGCGGGGCCGGGTAGTCGCGCCGATGGTGCGCGCCGGCTTTTCTGTTGGCTATTACGTCGAATGGGACGACATGCCCGGCGTGCCCTGCTACATCGCGCCGTTTCGCATTCGTGCGATCCTGCCCCAATGAACCGCCGTTCGTTCCTGGCTGTGCTCGCGGCGCCGCTGATCGCGCAACCCACGCTCGAAGAGATCGAGCGGCTCGCCTGGCGCCGGCGTTTGTATCCGGCCTGGCCCGCCCCGCCGCGTCAGCTTCTCGGCCCGCGCTATGTCCCGTACACGCTCGGCTCAATAGAGGCCGGCGTCTGGGTTGGCACGGTGCGGACGCTTCAGCGCGAGCTGAACCGTCTCCACTCGATCAAGATCGAAGCCTTCGTGCGATCTTGATTTTCCACAGCAACCGGTGACGCGAGAAAATGCCGAACTTGAAGCGATGCCGCTCGTCGAAAACCGGGTCGTAGTAATGGACGTACAGCGTCACCCCGTATCCGCAAACAATCAAGCTGAATAGCATCTAACTCCAGGCACTCAAGCTTTTAAAGCCGCTCTACTTGATAACTCGCCGAGCGTAGGCCTCGCCTGAAACTTTTTTACGACCAGGCGCTGACCTGCGCCCGGAAACGCTGCCGCTGTTCTTCCTTCTTCCGCGCCGGCTCGGTGAGCCCTACGGCCGCCATGCGGTATGCATCCGCGCCGTTCGAGTTGTCGTCGTGCAGCGGCGTTTTCGAGTAAATCCCGGTGTCCGGGTTCACTTGCCAGCGATAGCGCCGCAAGCAATTCAAGCCGTCCGTGCATTTCACTTCGTCAAAGTAGCTGCGCGCGAACAGATTGCGTGTCGCATTGATGCCGTTCGCGAGCCCGATCTGCGGCACGATCTTGACGCGGAAGCCGGCCGCCGTCATGTTCTGCTCGATGCTCTTCCCGGTTCCTAAATCGCGCCGGTTGCCGTCGTGCGGCAAGTGATGAAAGCCGTAGACGTAACCGCGGCCTTGCAAGGTCTGCAAGTAATGCGACAACGGCAGGTTACGCGCCTGATAGAAGTCGATGAAGCGAAACTCGAACGCGCCCGACTGCACGAACCAGATGGCGGTTTGATCCGCGATGCCGAGGTCCCAGAAGGTATGCACCGGGAGCGCCGGATCATACGGCACGCGCGTGATGCGGTTCGCTTGCGTCAGTGCGCGAATCTCATGCGCGTAAATGGCACCATCGAGCGTAACCTTGCAGGCGCCCTCATAGATATGCAGAAAATCGTCCGGTGCCGTCGCTTCCATGTGGTGGATCTGATCGAGTAAGTGCGAACTCAGCCAGGGGTTATCGCGCCAGGAGGTTTTGACCACCATCGCGCCCGGTGGCGCGTTCAGGATGAATCGTTTGTAAGACTCGTCTGTATCCAGCTCGGGATTGAAGGAGACCCACACCTCCGCGCCCTCTTTGCGAATCGTGGGAAAGAGCATATCCCAGGAGCGCTTACTCACGTTGCGCGCTTCTTCGACCCAGGCGCGATCAAAGCCTTCGTAGCTTTTCAAGTTCTGCGCATCGCGCAGGCCAGTGAACGCGAACTCGGTGCCATCCGGCCCGTAGATGTGCGCTTTCTCGACGCGATACAGGTCTGTGATTCCGAGCCGCTTGATCTGATGCTCGAGCAGCTCGTGTACCGACTCTGCAATCGACTTCTGCAACTCGCGACAGCAGAGAATGCGTTGCGTCGATTCCATGCCCTGAATCAGCAGGGCTTGCGCCATCGACCACGATTTGATGCCGCCGCGCCCGCCGTACAGGACCTTCAGCCAATGCGGCTTGAAGAGAAAGCGCACGATCCGCTTGAACTCGACTTGCTGGCGGATGACTTCTAATCGCTCTGGATCGATCAATCAATAAAACACGTTGCTACGGTAAGACAAATGGATTTCGCAGAAGCGCTCGCCGCGCTCAAACAGGGCCACTGCGTTGCCCGCTCCGGTTGGAACGGCAAGGGACTGTTTCTCTTCCTCGTGCCCGGCTCACGTTTCGCTGTGGCAGCCGGCCGCCCGATGGCGAAGCATTACCCGGTCGGGTTCGAGGTCGATTATCACGCCCACATCGATATGCAAACCGCACAGGGTTATGTTGCGGTCTGGTGCCCGTCGCAGGTCGATATCCTCGCGAATGACTGGACGATCCGCGACACCAATCCCAGTGCGTAGCTAGTCAATAAACACGATTTCGAGGCGCTTGGGAATCAGCGCTTCGCCGTTCTTACCGATGTGCTCGATGGCTTGCAGCTTCGGATGCACATACGGCGCCGCGGCCCGTGCCGCATCGAGTGCGGCGTCGATGTGGCCGCGCCCATAGGCCACGCGCATCAGATCGAGCATCACATCGAGCGGCGTCTTGCCTGTCGCCTCGACCAGCTCCAGGACCTTCTTCGTTTTCTTATTGCGGACGCCCGGCTTCCGGCCGGCGCCTTTGCGCTTTCCGCCGTGTGCCATCTAGCGCCCAATTCCTTCGGCGCGCAGCCGCGCCAGGTTCAACGCGAACGTGAGCGCATCGCTCCATTTCGCCGTCTGGAAGATGATCGGCTCGCCCTCCAGTACGTGGAAGATCGCCCAGCGCGTGCCGCGCTTGAAGATGAACGGCTTCATGCCCTAGAATGAACTTCTGCCCCGTCGAAACGGCAGTGGATTGAAAAACCAACAACCCGCAGAGCAGAAGGAAGACGCCCTACCGGAGACCGGGTAGGGCGTTTTCTTTTTTGCTGGCTGCAAAAAACTTGATTCTTTTTCAAGCCCCGCGCGGCACGTTTCAGCGCCGGTATGTGCCGGTCAGGCACAAAAGAATCAGGAGCCACCAGTTTTTAGTCATACAGGCGGCCACAACGATTACGATGTCCACAATGGCCGACCAGCAGATCGTGAGTTTCATTAGGTTTTAGCGCCAGTCGCGGTTCTTCTCCCAGGCCGCCTTGCGGCGCTTGGGAGAGAAGTGCATATAAATGTCGGTCGACTTCGAATCCCGATGCCCGAGCCAGTCCTGAATCTCTGCCGCGCTCAGGCCGCGTTCCGCCAGGTGGGTGCCGCACGAATGTTTGAGCGCGTGCATGTGCGCTTTCTCCGGCCGGATGCCGGCCAGCTTGCAGTAGCGCTTGATCACCCGGTCGAGTTGCTGCCGGCTGATGCCCTTGTTGCGGCTTTGCCGTGAGGGAAACAGCGGACCCGGATCGCTGCCGCGCACTTCGCGAATGTAAGTCCGCAGGGTGCGCAGTTCTTCGTCTACGAGCGAATGCTCCCGGCTGATGCTTCCCTTACCGCGATGCACGAATAAAACGCCGTCCCGATTGCGGAAGTCCGAGAGATCTAAGAGGCCGACTTCATGCGCGCGTAGCCCGTGATGGTAGACCAGCCGCAAAATCGCGCGATCCCGCTTCGATTTGATGACCGAAAAGAAGGCGTCTAACTCGTGCTTTTCGAGGTACTTGCAGCCGTCGAGTTCGTAGCGCTGGTATTTGCGCTTGGGTGAGACAGTCTTGTCAGACTGTCGCACTCGGCCCGAAAAGCCGCGTTTTTTCCCCATATTTTGCGGGGCTTCGACTACGCCACCGCCGAATAATGTCTCACTGTGCAACTCAGTCATGCAAGTACTGCCAGCTCTACGAGAGCCAGGCCAGCGCCGGGATCTCCACCGATTCCTCTTCTACGATGTCGGTCTCCAAAAAAAAGGCGTCCCCGGAGGGACGCCTCGCTCTGTTCGCCGCCGCTGG